AGAGTTGGCTGAAATCAAAGACCCCGTAAAGTTTGCCTTTGCGGTAGCAAAACTGGAGAAAGACTTGAAAGTTACAAACCGTAGGCAAGCACCCGCACCTGAGAGAGTCGTTACAGGAACTGGACGTTCCTCTGGTGCGGTGGACTCAACACTTGAACGGCTGCGAGAAGATGCGGCTCGTACTGGAAACATGACCAAGGTCATCCAGTACAAGGCGCAAAAACGAACAGCATCCAAATAATTTATTAGGAGCTTATTATGAGCAATTCATTCAGTAAGGAAGAGCGCGTAGCGTTTGAGGACATCCTCGAAGGCTTTAACGATGCTCTAGTTTTGTCCCGCAATGTTTCTATCTACAACACAGATAGTTCAATGATGGAGCGCACCAACAACGTTATCTATCGTCCACAACCTTACATCGCACAATCGTTCGATGGCATGGACCAGACTGGTAACTTTGGCTCGTACACCCAGCTTTCAGTCCCAGCGACACTTGGCTTTCAAAAGTCTGTGCCGTTCATTCTGGATGCGCTGGAGTTGCGTGATGCCCTGCAAGAAGGTCGCCTTGGTGACGCTGCAAAGCAGAAACTGGCATCTGACATCAACATTGCTATCATGAACTCTGCCGCAAACCTCGGTTCGCTGGTGGTCACTGTCAGCACTGCTGCTGGTGATTATGACGATGTGGCACTGTGCGACAGCATCATGAACGAGCAGGGCGTACAAGCCTTTGATCGTTACTTGGCTCTGTCCTCACGCGACTACAACGGCATCGCTGGCAACATTGCTGGTGGCGGCGGTAGCGCTTCTGTGTCACGTAGCTTTGCTGGCAACAAGTCAAACAATGCGTTTGAGCGTTCTTATGTTGGTATGGTCGCAGGCTTTGAGACCTACAAACTGGACTACGCAAACCGTATTGCAGCGGCAACTGGTTCTGACCCAACGATGAGCACTTTGGCTGCAGCAAATAACTACTATGTGCCTGTTGCCACCTCTACTGCTTCCACTGGTGAAACTGCCAACGTGGACAATCGTTTCCAAACGATTACCGTGTCCAGCACCACCGACTTGCCAGCAGGAACTGCCATCGAGATCGAAGGCGTTGAGGCCGTGCATCACATCACTAAGCAAGGTACTGGATTCTCCAAGACCTTCCGTGTTGTGAGCGTGACCAATGCAACCACTTGCGTTATCACGCCTCCAATCATTTCCGCACAAGGTGGAACTGATGCCGAGTTGCAGTATCAAAACTGTATCGTGACTGCTGCTTCTGGTCGTTCTATCAACCGCTTAAACGTGGATGCTGCGCCTATCAACTGCTTCTGGCAGAAAGATGCGCTGGAGATTCTGCCAGGCCGTTACGCTGTCCCGTCTGATGCTGGTGTCGCAGTGATGCGTGCCTCCACCGATCAGGGCATCGAGCTGGTCATGCAGAAGCAATACGATGTCAACACCATGAAAACTAAGTATCGTCTCGATACCTTGTTTGGCGTTGTCAATAAGCAGCCAGAGATGTCCGGCATCCTGTTGTTTAACCAAACACCTTAAGGAGTCATCATGACTTATCAAGTTATTTTTGCACAAGGCACAGCTACCGTCACCGTGCCAGCAGGCGAGAAAATCGCCGTTCAAGCCTACTCGCCAGCAAGTGTGTTTCAAGAAGTCGGTTATCCCAATTTCCCTGAATCACAGGACTTGTTGACCGTAGTCGAGAACACCACTTATGTGTCGGGCGCATTTACCAATGCCACCAGCGTGACCATTCAAGCTGGTGCATCGGGTGCGTACTACTCCGTGGGTGTGGCTCCTGACATCAGCAACAATGGCAACTGGCAACCTCAGGGTGCGCCAGCTAACATAGCTGATGGCGGCACGATGATTGCCACAGCAGCCAATGTGCTGACTGGCATCATTACGGCAACCCCAACCGCATCACGCGACATTCAACTGCCAACAGGTGCAAACCTTGACTTGGCAACTGAATGGGCGATTGGTGATTCGTTTGACTTCAGCGTTATCACTTTGGCTGCATATGCTTTGACCCTCACGGTCAATACAGATGTGACCATCGTGGGTGCTGCGGCAACTGCTGCAACGGCTGGTGCATCTGCACGATTCCGTTGCCGCAAGACTGCGGCTGGCGTTTTTGTTGTTTATCGTATCGGCGGTTAAACCCAGACAGGCCAGCAGAGATGTTGGCCTGTTTCACATGGAGATTGAAATGCCAATGAAAAAAGGTTACTCAGACAAGACCATTGGAAAGAATATTTCGATGGAAATGAAATCAGGCAAGCCCCAAAAGCAAGCCGTTGCAATGGCTCTAGGCATGGCAAGCAAGTCGGCAAAAGCTGCTGGCAAGCCAAGCAAAGCACCAATGAAAAAATGATTAAGTCAGCCGCAATTATTAAGACCAAGGCTCTTGCCCCGTGGAAAGAGTTGCGGCTGCAAAAGCGCAAGCTGAAAAAGGCGCAAGCAATAGAGCGCAAAGCAACCAAGCAAGTGCGCCCATCGCCAATGGGTAGGCGGGTTGTTGAAGTGCCTGAAGTCGTTGACGCGATTAAGACGTTTGAAGTTGTTGAGATTCCTGAAGTTGAGGACACCCCACCGACACGCGAGGAAATGCTGCAACAGGCTGACGCGATTGGTTTGAAGGTTGACAAACGCTGGTCAGATGCGACACTGCTCAAACATATCGAGGAGCTGGAATGGGCTACACAAAACGACAATTCATAAGCGCCGCCTTTGAGGAAATCGGGCTTGCGTCTTATGTTTTTGACTTGCAGCCCGAACAGTTGCAATCTGCGCTGCGCCGCCTTGACGCAATGATGGCAGATTGGAACGCCAAGGGCATCCGTCTTGGCTACCCTTTGCCATCCAGCCCACAGGATAGCGATCTTGATGAAGAAACCAATGTGCCTGATTCTGCTTATGAGGCCATCATTTGCAGTCTAGGCATCAGGCTTGCTCCAAGCTACGGCAAACAAGTGATGATCGAGACCAAGACAACTGCCAAGCAGGGTTACGACATCCTGCTGCAAAGAGCCACCTTCCCGCTGGAACAGCAACTGCCTGCGACAATGCCTGCTGGTGCTGGCAACAAGCCTTGGCGAGTCTACGATAATCCGTTTATCAGGCCACCAGCCAACCCAGTCACTGCTGGCCCTGATGGGCCTATTGAATATTACTAAGGACAATCATGCCAACGATCAATCAACTGCCAGTCCTGAACACGATTTCAAGCGGCGACCAGCTTCCAGTTTATTCACCAAACAACGGGGATGCAAGACGCACCTCGATTGGTTCTTTGCTAACGTTTTTCCAGCAGAGTTTTGCATCGCCAACGCTGTCGGTGAATCTGTATGTGCCTGGCTCCGGCTTCAACATTACAGTGCCAACCCCTGTCAGCAATGACCAATGGATGCTGCTGCAGCCTGCTGGAACGCTGGCAACGGGCACGATTACCCTGCCTTTGAACACTGGTGTGCCTGATGGCACTACGGTTCTGATTACAACAACGCAAGAGATTACCTCACTGACGATTGCTCTGAATGGTGCATCTGCTATTTATGGCGGTGTGACAACATTGGCGGCAGGGACTGCAACAGCAATTCGGTTCTATCAGCCTACAAATTCTTGGTATCAAATCAATGCCGAGACTGTTTACGCTGCTGGCATTCAGACTTTCTTGGCAACTCCATCAAGTGCCAACTTACTGGCAGCAATGACCGATGAAACAGGCACAGGGGTATTGGTGTTCAATAACACCCCGACTTTGCTTTCACCCATTCTTGGAACGCCGACTTCTGGAACATTGACAAACTGCACGGGCTTGCCTATTGCCACTGGCGTAAGCAACTTAGGCACTGGTGTTGCTACTTTCTTGACAACACCAAGCAGCGCCAATTTGCGAGCCGCCCTGACTGACGAAACCGGCACTGGCGCTGCTGTATTTGCAACAACGCCAACTCTAGTAACCCCAGTTATTGGTGCAGCTACGGGCACAAGTCTTTCACTTAGTAGCTTTAGTGCAGTGAGTGCTGCTGCGCCTACGATTGCAAGCGCAACCACTATTGCCCCAACAACCCCGATTGCTTTTGTTTCTGGAACAACGGCTGTTGTGACCATTACTGCGGCAGCTCCAATTTCTACCGGCGGCGGCACGATTACATTAATCCCCACTGGCGCGTTTACTTGGACAACTGCGGGGAATATCGCTGTAGCTGGTACAGCAGTCGTGAGTCGGGCACTCACAATGACCTACGATGCTACGACAACCAAGTGGTATCCAAGCTATGTCTAACATGAAAAAAATTAGGTCAGCCTATATTGTTTGCAGTATCAATACTGCGATTATTTACATGGTGTCGTAATGGCAACCAAGCCCAAGTCCTCGGTTAATGCGGCTGGTAACTACACGAAGCCAACCATGCGAAAAGCCTTATTTGAGAAAATCAAGGCAGGGACAAAGGGCGGCGACCCGAACGAGTGGAGCGCGAGAAAAGCACAATTATTGGCGGTGGAGTACAAGAAAAAAGGCGGAGGCTACCGATGAAAGCCCCACAGAAAAGCCTCAAAGATTGGGGCGCTCAAAAATGGTCCACAAAAAGCGGTAAGCCATCTTCTGAGACAGGCGAGCGCTATCTACCTGCAAAGGCCATTAAAGCCCTGACTGCGGCTGAGTATGCGGCAACCACACGGGCAAAGCGTGAGGCTACCAAGGCAGGTAAGCAGTTTGCCAAGCAGCCTAAAAAGGTTGCTGAAAAGATCAAAGGCTTTAGATGAAAACTCCAGCCTATGCTCGCAAAGAAGGACAGAACCCAAAGGGCGGTTTGAACGCCAAGGGCAGGGCTGCGGCAAAGGCTGAAGGCATGAACCTCAAGCCTCCGGTCAAGACTGGCGACAACCCTCGTAGAGCATCGTTTCTGGCTCGCATGGGTGGCAATCCTGGCCCTGAGTACAAAGATGGTGAACCTACTCGATTGCTGTTGAGCCTGAAGGCTTGGGGCGCATCGTCTAAGGCTGATGCACAAGCCAAGGCAAAGAAAATATCAGCCCGAAACAAGGCTAAAAAATAATGCAAATACCTATCGTCAACGGTATTTACACCGACAACACTCCAGAGCTGCGGACATCGTATCCGGTCAATCTTGTGCCTGTGCCAAAACAGTCAGGCATCAGCAATGGGTTTCTGAGGCCAGGCGATGGCATTGTTGCCAACGGAACTGGGCCAGGCGTTGACCGTGGCGGCATTAACTGGCAGGGCAGTTGCTATCGGGTGATGGGCACGAAGCTGGTTGAGGTCTCCAGCACTGGAACTGTGACCATATTGGGCGATGTGGGTGGGTTAACAAATCAACTTGTGACCTTTGATTACAGCTTTGATCTATTGGCGATTGCCTCAGATGGTCGGCTTTACTACTGGAATGGCACAACCTTAACGCTGGTCACAGATCCTGACCTTGGGCTGGTGCTGGATGTGGTTTGGGTAGATGGGTACTTCATGACCACGGATGGCGAGTTCTTGGTGGTCACTGAACTGTCAGACCCCACCCAAGTTAACCCGCTGAAATACGGCAGTTCAGAGGTTGACCCTGACCCAGTGGTGGCTTTGCTCAAGCTGCGGAATGAAATTTATGCTTTGAACCGCAACACGATTGAGGTGTTCGACAACGTGGGCGGTGAGCTGTTTCCGTTTGCACGAATTGATGGAGCACAGATACAAAAGGGCGTTGTCGGCACTCAAGCCTGCTGTGTATTTATTGAGCGCATTGCGTTTTTAGGCAGTGGCAGGAATGAAGCCCCAAGCATTTACATCGGTGCAGCAGCGACCACCCAAAAAGTAAGCACCCAAGAAGTTGACAATATCCTGCTTCAGTACACCGAGGCGCAGCTGGCATTGGTCAAACTAGAAGCCAGAAACGACAAGAGCCACCAGCACCTTTATGTGCATCTGCCTGACCAGACCCTTGTTTACGACGCTGCCGCATCCGAGGCTCTGCAAACACCAGTCTGGTTTATCTTGGTCAGCACCCTGTCAGGGTTGGCTCAATACCGAGCCAGAAACATGGTTTACGCCTACGACAAATGGCTTGTGGGCGACCCGCAATCAAGCAACATCGGCTATCTGGTACAGGATACAGGCCATCACTGGGGGCAGCAAGTCCGCTGGGAGTTCGGCACGTTGATTGTCTACAACGAAAGCAATGGGGCGATATTTAATGAGCTGGAGCTGGTCAGCCTGACGGGTAGCATTGCCCTTGGCAAGAACCCGCAAATCAGCACCAGTTATTCGCTAGATGGCAAGTCATTCAGCCAAGAAAAGTTTATCTCAGTTGGCACGATTGGCAACACCAAAAAGCGGCTTGCATGGTTCCAACAGGGACACATGAGGAACTGGCGCATCCAGCGTTTCCGTGGCGATAGCGATGCCCATGTGTCCTATGTGCGTCTTGAGGCTCAAATTGAACCACTGGCGTACTAATGGCAACCGCACCCATTTCCCGCAAGTTAAATTTAACGCGAGACCAGCTTGCGGAGTTCCTGACTGACCAACAACAGATCAGGCAGTTTGAGCTTTTATTTTCCACGGTTGACCAGTTACAGGTCATTACGGGCACAGATTTTGAGTTTCAAGCTGACAATGCTGCAGCGACTGCAAACGAGGCGCTAGCACAGATTTCTGCATTAGCGCAACAATCAGCATTGAACGCAGCTTTGGCAGAAAACAGGGCAAATCAGGCGCTGGCGTTGGTGGACAAGTTGAATAAAGCCGTTGAGGGCTTGCAGATGACCCCACCGCCAAGGGAGTTCAAGCGCAGTCGATATGGGTCGTTTTACGACACCACAACGCATACAGCTACAGTCATCAATACAGCCAAAGCAATTACATTTAACACGACAGACCTGAGCAACGGGGTATTTATTGGAACCCCTACATCAAGAATCGTAGTTGACACTGAAGGCATCTACAACTTTGATACTTCCTTTCAGCTGGATAAGACCGCAGGAGGTACTGCGATATTTGATTTTTGGTTTCGACTTAACGGTGTAGATGTGCCAGACAGTTGCAGCCGAATTAGAATTCAGGGTAACAACGCTGAGATTTTTTCATCACTAAATTATTTTTTTGATCTCAAGGCGAATGACTATGTTGAACTGATGTTCTCGGTTGATGACCTCAGTGTTGAGGTTACTGCTTTTGCTGCTTCTGCCCCACACCCAGGCATTCCGTCCATAATTCTCACAGTCAACAACAACATCGGAGGTGTTCAATGACAGTAACAGTAAAAGTGCTAATCCCTGCAAAACAGGCAGAAAACGCACAGACCACCCAATACACCGCCACCAATGTCAAGGCGATCATTGACAAATTCACGGTGACCAACACCAGCGCCAACAATGTGACTTTCAGTTGCAACTTGGTTACTGTCTCTGGGGCAGCAGGAGCATCAAATCTGATTATTGATGCAAGAACCATCGTGCCAGATGAGACTTACACCTGCCCCGAGTTGGTGGGTCAGGCATTGGACGTTGGTGGTTTTATATCTACGCTGGCAGGGACGGCAACATCCCTAACCATCCGAGCATCAGGCCGAGAAATTTCATAAGGAGCACAGCATGAAGGAATTTATGGTTATTCCACGGGGCTTTAATGGCCTGCCGATGGATGAGGGTTTTGTTACCACAGCAGAGAACAAAAAAAACTACGCAGTCGCAGTTGCTGACTGGAACTATGGCCCTGAAATGCCCACGAATGAGGCTGGTGCAAATAAGGAGTTCTACGCTGGGCTGGCAGAGGCCATGCAGTGCGATGAGAAGGACGCAAGGCGCAAGCATTGCTCAAATTGCGAATATTACGATAACAACCTGATGACCCAAGTCAGAATTGAGCGTATCCCTATGGCGGCTTATGACAAGGGTGCTGGATTCAGGGGTCACTGCGAGAAGCTGAACTTTATCTGTAATGACATGCGGGTTTGTCAGGCTTGGGAAGATGAAGAAGAAGAAGATTGACCTTTCGTTAATTTGTGAGAAAATCAAGCCGCTGAGTTCTGGCATCCAGCGGCCTGTCCTGTAAAGGAGTTTTGGATGACCGATGGACTGCGAGAGAACCTGACAAAGGTTTTTATGCTACCTACTCCTGCCGTAGAGTGGCTACTCATGGTCTTTGACGCTATCCAAGTCTTTGATGATGTTGCTGATGGCGACCCAGTGGAGCGACAAGCCCTCAATGCGACCATCTGGAACACCTTAGTGGGTATGCACCAGAACGCTTTTTTCATTGCTAATAGCCACCATCTAGTGCCTTTGCTGGCTACTTCCATTCTCAAGTGGCAAGCATCTGACGCAACAGAGCGCGATGGTCGGGCAGATGCAAAATCATTTGTTTGGCGAGCTGGATATTACGACTTGATTTTAATGACCCTATCGCTGGTGCATGGGGCTGGATACGCCACTAAGCACGGTCATCATGTGATGGCTTTGTACGGCGAGAAATTTGAAGACTACATGAAGGAGTTCGGCAATGCCTGATCCAGTTACGGGAGTTACCGCAGCCGCAACAATCATTGGCGGTTCAATGCAGGCCGATGCAGCTGAAAGCGCGGCAGAAGCACAGGCAGGTTCTGCGCGAGCAGGCATTGATGAGCAGCGCCGACAGTTTGACTTTATTCAAAACCTGCTGAAGCCATACACAGAGGCCGGTGTTCCAGCACTTCAAGCGCAACAAGCGTTTCTTGGTTTGAGAGGGCCAGAAGAAGAGCGTGCAGCCATTGAGCGCATCAGCGGTGGTCAGCGTTTCCAAGAGTTAACCCGTCAGGGCGAGGAAGCCTTGTTGCAGCGTGCATCAGCCACGGGTGGTCTTCGTGGAGGCAATGTGCAAGCAGCACTTGCTCAGTTCAGGCCACAGGTGCTGAATCAGCTCATTGAAGAACAGTACGGGCGCTTAGGTGGCATGACCACATTAGGCCAACGCTCTGCGGCTGGTGTCGGTGATATTGGATTTAAGACAGGCGAGAACGTAGCTACATTGATGGGTCAAGAAGGTGCAGCGATGGCCCGTGGTGACATTGCACAAGCTAAAGCCTATGCTCCTATATTCAACTTGCCCGGACAGTTTATGGGCGGTTCTCGCGGTGGTTTCGGTAGTAGTTATGGTGGCGGTCAAAGCGGAATGTATAGCGACCCCACAATGATTCCAATGCAACCTGGCGGCGGCTTTTAAGGATTGATTATGGCAATCGGACAACCCCCAACAGTTGATTACGCAATAGATGTGCAAACCCCGTTTCAAGCGGCGGTGCAAGGCTTGCAGTTCGCTGCAGGCCGTGAAACTCTCGAGGCTGCACGAACCCAGCGTGATGTAGAAGCCCAAGCAAGACAGACCGCACTAGCACAGCAGCAACAGTTTCAGTCTGGGCTAAATTCTTTTTTTAGGAAACCACCTGCCGAGCGCAGAATTGATGAATTGCAACCTTTGCTGATAGGCGCAAACAAGCAGCAGTTTGATGCACTTAAGCTGATTGGCGAAAACATGGGTGCAGCGCAAAAGCAAGGTGCTCAACGATTTACCAGCGAATTATTGCTTTCACTAGAAGCTGCCCCAGAAGTAGCAAAAACGATGCTGCAAGAACGCATTGGTGCAGAGCAAGACCCTAACCAAAAACGTGCATTAGAAACCATCCTGAAGATTGCTGAAGTTGACCCTGCTCAAGCAGCTAATAGAGCCGAGGCGCTAGGAGCTGGCATGTTCGGTGAGGAATGGTACAAGGGCATTACGACTGTAAGGAATGAACGCAGAACGGCAGCCAAAGAACCATTTGTATTGAGTCAAGCCATTGCAGTAGCAGACAAGGCTATTGCAGATGCAACGACAGCGCTGGCGACTGCCACCAACGCACCAGAAAAAGCGGCTGCTGAATCGCTACTGGCTCGCGCACAGGCAGACAAGGCTGGTATTGAAGCTAAGTATGCAGAGCAAGTGCAAATTAAAGGCCTTGATAAAACAAACTGGGACATCAAAAACTTACAGAGTCAAATTAATGATCGTTCCGCAAAACTGAATCTTGATAAGCAAATAACTCAAGCTACCGTAGCAGAAAAATTATCCGCAATTCAGCAGCGACTCACTGACATTCCAGAGGGTGCAAGAAAACTTATCAATGAATCGGCAACGCAATCTGCAACATCTAAACAGGCTGCAACGCAATACAACGACCTCGCTAGCCGTATTGAAGCCGCACAGGGCGGTAAGGGTCGACTCACCTCAGCGACAGAATGGTTTGCAACGCAAGTTGGTAATCAAGATGCGTGGACTCAAATCCGTAATGAATATACCCGAGTCAGGAACTCAGTGGCGATTAAGGCTTTGCCGCCTGGTGTTGCAACGGACAAAGACATTGAACTTGCGCTTAAAGGCATACCCCCTGAGACTGCAAATGCTGCAACACTCGCATCCTTTTTGCGTGGCACGGCAAAGCTCCAAGACATTGATTCGGCAATCAACAATGCTAAAACGGACTGGCTGTCTCAAAACAATGGCTTGCTGACTCGCGCAAAAGGGACTTTTATCGCTGGCGACTATTCTGCAAAGCCTGGTGAAACTTTCAATGATTTTGCCCAGAGGATTGTTGGTGATGTTTCTGCAAAATATCGTCCAGCGGCGCAAGTTGCTGATGACCAAAGGCAGCAACTAATTCAACAAATCCCAACTAACCAGCCTCCAGCGGCTGCACCGCCAAAATCAAGTATTGAAGCTCAAGCCGATGCAATTTTGAGCAGGAAACCATAAATGGCTACAGCACAAGAATACGCTGCATGGATAGTCCAAAACGCTGATAAGCGTGGCACACCTGATTTTGAAACGGTTGCTAAGGCTTATGAGGCTGCGAAAGGCCGTGAAACCACAGCGGTAACTCAGCAGCAGATAGCACCTGTAGCTCAAGCTCCAAGTATGCTAGATCAGATCGTTGGCGCTGGTGAGACTGCCCTAACATTGGGCACGGCACTCACAGGCGGCACAGTTGGCACTATTTATGGTGCAGGCAAGGGTATTGCCCAGCAGATTCTGTCTGGTGAGTTTGGAACTCCTGAGGCCGTCCGAGCTGTAGAAAAATCCGCAGCCGAAGGCGCACAGGCTTTGACTTATCAGCCCCGCACTGAAGCCGGTCAAGAGCAAGTGCAAGCCGTAGGCAGACTTGCGGCTGAGATTTTGCCGCCCGTTTTGCCTACGATTACAGCTCCAGGCCAGCTTTTACAAGCTACAAGGCAGGTAGCACCCATCGCACAAGCCACAGCCCAGCGTGGGGTCGCTGCGGCACAGCAAGCGGCAACTGCAACAGGGCAAGCCATTGCAAGGCCAGTGCAAGCAGCTACCACAGCCGTACGTGAAACTTTGGGCATGCAGACTCCAACAGCAACCCCAGCAGCGGGTAGAGTCTCTGTCGGTGCTGCAGCAACACCTGCCGACTTGCAAAGGGTAACGACTGCTGAACAACTTGGTTTTGTTGGCCCCGCTGGTTTAACTGCGGGGCAAAGAACAAGGAATTTTGCAGACCTTCAATTTGAAAAAGAAACCGCAAAAATAGGTGATGTAGGCGCACCTTTGCGGGAACGGGTAAGCAATCAAACGGCAAACTTAATCCAGCAATTTGATGCAATGGTTGACCGTACTGAGCCATTGTTGGTAGATGTAAGAGATATTGGAAAAGGCGTAAGCCAAGCTGTAGTTAACAAAGCCGAAGTACAAAGACGAAGGGTCGGTGACGCTTATACAAAAGCTCGGGAAGATGGGTCAATGCGTGAGCCAGTCACATTGGATGCTTTGGCTACGGCGGCAGCTGATGTGCAGCGTTTTGAAGGCGTTGCAGCAAACGTTGCGCCTATCCGCAAAGAAGCTATCAGGCTTGGGGTTTTGGCAGAAGATGCTGATGGAAACTTATTTCCTCAAGCCCGACCGATTGACGATACGGAACTTTTGCGGCAGTTTGTTAATCAGGCAACTGATTGGACTGATAAACGCCAAGCTCTTATGGCTGGGAAAATAAACAATGCTATTGATAAAGGAACCGAGGGTAAGGGTGGAGAATCTTATAAAGTAGCTCGGAAATTAAGAGAAGATTTTTCTAACGAATTTCAAAACGTTGGTCTGACAGCAAAACTGCTATCAACTAAGCGAGGCACGGACGAACGCACTATTGCTTTTGATGACGTCTTTGACAAAATCATCATTAACGCTCCACTTGAAGAAATGAATAAGGTTAGAAAAACTTTGCTTACTGCTGGACCAGATGGCAAGCAAGCATGGAATGAACTTAAATCAAACACCATTCGATTCATAATTAACAAATCATTGTCTACGGCACAAAGAGATGAGCGTGGTCAGCCTTTGATTTCTCCAGACAAGCTAAATGGAGTGATTCGGTCTTTAGATAAAGAAGGCAAACTCGAAAGTTTGTATGGCAAAAAACAAGCCCAGCAAATTAGAGACCTTGGTGAAATAGCGATTGACATCTACACCGCACCACCTGGCGCAATAAATTTTTCCAATACAGCATCAGCATTGCAAGTTGCACTAGACTCTGTAATGACGTTTGGTCTCACTGGCATCCCTGCACCAGCGGTTACAGCCTTGCGTGAAGCATCAAAATATGTCAAAAATCGTGAAGTCAGAAACAGGGTTCGACAGGCTTTGCAACCTTTAGGAGAATAAATAAATGTCCGCACTCTCGATACAAGTCCCGTTTCCAGTTTTTCAAGACCGTGATGGACAGCCCTTAGACAATGGTTATGTCTGGCTTGGCGTGGCAAATCTGCAGCCACAGACGAACCCGCTTGTCGCTTACTTTGATGAAGCCCTGACGATCATTGCAGCACAGCCACTGCGGACGATCAATGGCTACATCTCTAATGCAGGGACACCAGCTCAGGTCTTTGTCGATGCGGTGAACTTCAGCATCTTGGTTCAGGACAGCAAAGGCTCGATGGTCTATAACTTTCCAGACGGCACAGGTATAAGCCCAAGCCTTAATGCGTGTGATGTTCCTTACGACCCACCATTTCCAGGTGGTGTGACTTATCCAGTCTGTGAAAAACTTGCACAGACCGTTAGCGCTATGGATTTTGGTGCAGTAGGAGACGGCGTTACACCAAACGATACAGCTTTTGCAAATGCTATTGCGTACTTAGAATCGGTAAATGGCGGCGTTATTAATGTTCCACCAGGAGTGTTTCTTTTTAACGATACTATTACCATTAATAGCTCAGATATTGTCATACGAGGTTCTGGCAGTGGATGGTTTGCGGTTACACAAGCAGCCAATAAAGCTGTACCAACTACAAGGTTTGTTTTTACTAATGCAAGTGAAGCTATACATTTTACAAGTGTTGCGGGGCAAATTCCTATAGTTCGTGGCGGTATCTCTGATATTGCTATTGATTCAAATAATATTGCAACTGTTGGTTTGCGTATTACTTCGCTTCGTGGCGGCCTGTTTCAAAATTTGTTTATTTTTGATTCAGTAAACGATCAAATTCTTACAGATTGTTTTTCTGGTACTTTAGCTTCAGGCTACGGGTACGATACCCAACACAACTTGTTTCAAAACATTTCCACAACTTTTTCTAACTTAAGTACTGCAAATGCGCATTCTTTACGATTAACGGGTGGTCAAGGTAATGGTGGTGCAGGACAAGGTAATACAAGTTGTAATTACTTTATGAATTTACATTTGCGCGGTCCTGCTACACGTGATTGCGTACTATTAGAAGATACAGACAACAACTATTTTAGTTGGATTAGAGCTAATGGTGGTGGTATTGAAGTACCTATTACAACGGGTGCTTTTGTATTTGGGTCAAGTGACCAAGATTCAGGGCCTCTTAATTCTTACGCTAGATTCAATCAAGTTCACGGGCTAATAGCTGTTGGTGGTCTTTGGGCTAGGTCAGGACAAACAGGCGGCGCGTCATCACAAAACAATGTGGTTTTTGGGTATTCTCGTAGCGATGGTGCTGATGCACCCTATTATGAAACCGCAGCAGGCGGTTCTATAGATGCAACCATGACGGTATATGACACTAATGGTGTTGCATGGCGAGCAGATGATTTTCGTTTGCGTAAAAATGCTACGCTAAATTTTTCATTAACTTCTGATTCAATAACAGACCCTAGAGTTGTTGCTTTCTCGCAATTATCAGTATATGAATATGGTAACTTAGCCGCTGGCACTGTAACGATTGAAGGTACAACTTCTGCGGGCACCGGAACCTACAGCGTGGCTACTGGAACCTACACCCGAATAGGGCGTTTGGTATTTGTGCAACTGACAATTACTTGGACGGCGCATACTGGAACAGGGGATATTCGTATTACAGGTTTACCATTTACGGTTTTAAACGCAAGTAACAGGCTTGTGGGGTTGAACGTCATAGCAAGTAATTTGGCGTATACAGCAGGCAATTACCTTGTGGCAGGTACGGAGTCGAATACTAAATCTATGTTGCTTTATCAAGTATCGGCAGCGGCTGCATTTTCAGGTGTACCGATTGATGCGGCTGCAACGCTGTACATTTCTGGTACGTACCAAGTAGATTGACGTTTGTAAAAAGGAAAACTACAAATGGCAACATATTATTGGGTAGGCGGGAATGGAACTTGGAATGCAAGCTCTACTGCTAACTGGTCTTTAACTTCTGGCGGCTTGCCTGGCGTAGCCGCACCCAACAGCGCAGACACAGTAATATTTGACTCTGCATCTGGAACTGGGACTTGTACAACTGCGGCTGGTTCGGTTTGCGCTACCGCATCGCTAAACAGCGCAACACTTGGGTTAACTTTAGGCGCTAATCACACTATGTCAGGTACATTTACCTTGACATCAGGCACGTTAACAATAGGAAACTTTATTTTAACTTGTAATATTTTTAGTTCTTCAAACGGCAATACTAGAAATATTACTTTTGGCTCTGGTTCAATAAATCTTACTGGAAATAGCGCTACAGTTTGGACTAACTCCAATTCCACCAATTTTACTATTTCAGGAACGTCAAAAGTAAATTGCGTTTACGCTGGTTCAACTGGAACTAGAGGCATTGTTACTACAGCTACATCTGGTGAGGCTCATGCGGTAAATTTCAACATTTCTGCGGGGTCAGATACTATTTCTATCACCACCAGTAGTGTGTTGGGTTCGTTAAATTTTACAGGCTACACAGGAACATCAGCTGTCAATAATGCAACAAGATCATTTTATGGCGATTTAACTTTAGCCCCTAATATGACTTTTGCGTCTGGAAACGCTGTGACTGCATTTATATCAACAGGAACTCAAAACATTACATTAAACGGAGTAACTTTAGATTATCGACTTAATTTTAGTGGTGTTGGCGGTACGTTTGCTTTCCAAGACGCTTTAACACAAGGTTCTACACGGACGTTTACGATCACCAACGGCACAGTAAAACTTAAATCTGGCGTGACAAGCACAATCGGATCTTTGGTTACAAGTAGCACAACTCAAAAGTTTTTGCAATCAACAACTCCAGGCACACAAGCTACGCTTTCTCAAGTCACGGGGATAGTCAGCACAGGTTATTTAACGATCAAAGACATAAATGCCACAGGTGGTGCAACATTCAATGCCTACACGGTGAACAGCAATGTCAATGCGGGTAACAATCTAGGCTGGGATTTCTTTGCTCAACTTGGTAAAACAATTTTTACAAGACGCAAAGAAAAGCGAGTACTGATATGAAATTGCTAGATTTAATTCATCCAGCAATGGCTTTAGTCATTGTTCTGGTCTTTGACCAGTTTGGTTATGGGTTAATAGGGGCTGCAATCGTATCGTCTTTTTTTGCTGGGCGTGAACATGCCCAAGCTGAATACAAATGGATTGAGCATTTTGGTGGTGGCAAAAGAGCCAACATGAAATGGTGGAATGCTTTTGACAAACGGGTGTGGGATACGCACTCATGGTTCTGGAACTTGCTTGCACCAATCGGTGTAGCATTTGGCTTTGTTTTTATTAAGGGGTAATCATGTCTACAAATTCACAAATTGCATTTGCGCCATTGGGCGAAACAGTTGTCATCGCTGCCGATGCCTCAGCACCCACGGGTGTGCAAGCCCCAGTTCATACACGGCTGGATGGGCAGGCTGTTGGTCAATATCGGGTCATCAACGCCAGTTCAGTTAACACTGTATTTATCGGCTTTGGCTCGACTGCTGCCCTAGCGCAAACAAACGCTGTTGCCCCAGTTGCCGGTAATCCATCACCTGCGATTGTTCTGCTTCCGGGCAGTGTGGAGATCTTGCGCTTCAACACAAACACGTTTTTTAGCGGTTTGGCAGCTGCAGCATCCACTGTGTACATTGTGCAGGGCGAAGGCATCTAATGAATCAGGTCGATGCAACTGATGCACGACTTCAGACGCACGAGGAAATCTGTGCGTTGCGGTACGAAGCCATTCAAAAGTCGTTTGAGCAGGGCAGCAAGCGCATGAGCCGCATTGAGTACATTCTTTATGCGCTGATTGCTGTCACTCTGCTTGGTCCAGGCTTTGCTGCCGAAATGCTCAAGAAAATTCTGATGTAGTCATGGACGCGCTGCCGCCACCACAGCCAGTGGCACAAGCGCCTGCGCCAGTCTTTGAGTGCGTAAGGTGGTCATGGTCATCTGATCGGCTAGATGTTTGGTGCTTGAAGTGGCGAGAAAAAGGTAAGCCAGAGAAGGTAGCCGAAAGTGATTGACCCATTAACAGCTCTAGCAGGCATACAAGCGGCGGTTGCGCTAATCAAGAAGGTTAGCAAGACCGTTGATGACGTATCCAGCCTTGGGCCTGTGCTTGGCAAGTACTTTGATGCCAAGTCCACTGCGACAAAAGCTGTCGTTCAGGCCAAAAAGTCCAAGTCCAGCATGGGCACTGCCATCCAGATTGAAATGGCGCTCGACCAAGCCAAACGGTTTGAAGACGAGCTACAACTCCTGTTTATGCAGGCGGGGAAAATAGACGTGTGGAATCGCATTCGGTCTCGAGCAGCGGCAATGGATGTGGAGTCTGCCCATGATGCGCGACGGGAGCGTGAAGCTGCGAACAAGCGCAAAGCAGAAATGGATGAAGCAATTGAACTTACGCTGCTGGCGCTTGTCTTCTTCGGCTTAATTGGCGTTATCCTTTATTTCACCATTGGCATCCTTGAGCAGCAAAGATGAGTGACGAGCGTCTCAATCTGCTTGACAAGGTGCTGGCGTATGTCAGCAGCCCGTTTCGCCTGTTCGCTATGGTCTTGATGGCTGTCCTGACCTTTTCCGGTTATTTTGTATACACAAACCAAGAACTTCTAATTGGCGCCTACAAAGAGTCCAAGAAGATCCCTTCCATCGCTGAAGACCGCGTAGAGGACGCGGCGGCCCACCTGTTCAAGCAGTCTGGTGCGCTAGTGGTGGCAGTTTTTAAAGTCAATAGCATGTTTGGCACTCGGGTTCTGTATAGAGCATACGGAAAGAACGGCAGAGACAAGACGAATGACGGGCTGGATGTCGGGCTGTTCACCCAGAACGCTGCCAACAACGCCGATGTAGTCAAGCTGATGGCAAGCGAAATTCCATGCAGCGAATACAAATCGGCACAGTCGGAGATGGGCTTGTGGTACATCGCCAAGGGCGTGGCCTACACATGCCGCATTTCAGTGCCGCCAGAACCTGGAAGGTTTGTCGGACAGATCACGGTTGGATGGGCAACCCAGCCTGAGGACATGGACAGCACTCGCGCCATGTTGCAGATTGCCGCAACTATGCTTTCAAGGAGTAAACAGTAATGGATTGGTTAAAACAAATTGCACCTACGATTGCCACGGCGATGGGTGGCCCACTGGCTGGCATGGCGGTGTCGGCTATCAGCAAAGCAATTGGTGTTGACCCCGACAAGGTGGGCGACCTGATCTCCAACAACAAGCTGTCAGCAGAGCAGATTGCTCAAGTGAAAATTGCTGAGCTTGAGTTGCAAAAACAAGCACAAGAGCTTGGCCTCAACTTTGAAAAGCTGGAGGTCGAGGATAGGAAATCGGCGCGGGAGATGCAGGCCACTACCCGCAGCCTGATGCCGCCTATCCTTGCGGGTACGGTTACAGTGGGGTTTTTTGGCATTATGGTGATGATGTTCATTGGCAAAGTTGACAGTGCCAATCCTGCTATTTTGATGATGCTGGGCAGCCTTGGCACAGCTTGGACAGGCATAATTGCGTATTATTTTGGAAGCAGCGCTGGCTCACAAGCCAAGACCGATTTACTTTCTAAAGCAGGGCCAGTGAAATGAACCTCACCGAACACTTTACGCTGGAAGAACTGACCACCACCAGCCACCGCCAATTTGACAACACTCCTAACGATGCTGAAATGGCAAACTTAGTACTGTTGGCTGAGTTTTTGGAAAAGGTCAAGACGTTGCTGGACGGAAAGCCAATTATGGTGAACAGTGCCTTCCGGTCTAAACAGGTCAATGACTCCGTGGGCAGCAAAGACACCAGCCAGCACAGACTGGGTTACGCGGCTGACATCCGAGTACCAGGCATGACCCCTGACGCTGTTGTAAGGGCTTTGGTGGCTTCTGATCTGCCCTACGATCAGGTTATCCGTGAGTTTGACGCATGGACGCATGTCAGCATCAGCCCATCCCCTCGCCGTCAGGCACTAATAATTGACAAGCAAGGCGTGCGGCCTTTTGCTTAACGGCGCGAGGCTTTCTGGTCACTGTTTGAACTGAAGCACGCTCTTCAGTTGCGAATTTATGCCCATTACCGCACTCTCGGCGGCGTAGCGTAAAAGAGCCTTTGTTTCGCGTGTCAGTGACAGTTGTCCATACATTACAGACTGGGCAATTCAAGGTGCTGTCTCTCCAGCAGTCAAGTCATTGCCGCCGACTTTGGACGCACTTGCCAACCCACTCGGTAATCCGTAAAAATCCGTCGGGTCGGCTGCAACTTGTATTGTCATCCGTTCTTCTCTTTTAGCTTTGCTTCGATTGCATCGGCAACCTTCTTCCAATGCTCACCTTCTAAAGCAAACGCTATTTTGTAAACTTCATCATCCGTCAGCCCTACCCAAGGATGCGGTGCAAAACCCATAGCTTCCATAATGTTGTATAAACTTTCTGGCGAAATTTCTGGCACTGGTTGTGCGTCTAACGCATCTCGGCATGCAATGATGGATGCGATGTCATCTACAGGCTGTGCCAAGGCTTCTTTGATGGCGGTGATGGCATCGCGGCATTGAACCACCTCATACAAACCGCCCGAAATAGACGCCTCCAATACTTTTGGAGAATTATCCAAAACCCCTTCTAGCGCCTCAAGCGCCAGCTTCAGTGCTTCGTCTTGTGTCATATCAGTAAGCTCCAAACCCAAAGGCCCGTAAAGAACAGCCCCAAGCAGATCACCATCAGCACCACCAACGCAGCGCCGACCATGACGCTGCCGATTACCTGCCAAGTGTCTGACACGGGTTCAATGTCGTCAGGCACGATTGGATACGGTTTGACTTTACGCACTTCTTCGTTCATGCTTGCCTCGCTTTCAGCATGGCGTCTGCTTCGATATACGCTAGCTTTGCTCGTTGTTCTGGGCTTGCCTGACCTGCATCAAACCCGTCTCTCGCGTTCATCCCCTGCATCGCCTTGGCTGCAAAGTAATCGCGCATAGTCATTCCTGCATGTATTTCGGTTGGTACGGGTTCGTCACATGCGTGAATAGCGCCTACTACTGGCAGTCTCACTGGAAACGCTGGCCCACCTGTGTCTTTAGTCATGCCGCCTCCTCAGTCGCCAAGTACGCCTTGAGGCGCTTGATACGCTGCTTATGGCAAGTGACCATTGCTTGTGCATATTCCACCCCAGCTTCTGCCCTCAGCAGGTCATGTTCTGCGTGAAGCAATTCATGCGCGGCAGTTTGTAGTGGCGGCAGCATCCTGAGCGTTGACCTAAATTCAGTCCACATATATTTGAACATTATTTCACCAGCACATCAAAGAAGGCCAACAAAAAGATTACCCCTGTGCCGACTAAAAAAACAGCGCCACAAAGAGCTAAGAGCAAGCTGCGAGCTTGGTCTAGGTTTTGCTGTGTAAAGTTTTTCATTTTGTCTCCAATTTATAAAACCACTTATCGCCTCTTCGCTGGCAGTTAATATCTAGGCCGTTCTGCCTGAGTTCGGCAATGATGCTATTCACCGCACAGACATTTGCGCTTTTGATGATGTCCAAGGTAGTGAATTCACCACCCTGAGACAGCAGATCAAGCACACGATTCAGGCGGTCGCTACTTTCAATGCTGGCTGCGTTCATGTTGGCTCCTTAAAATGGCACATCGTCCGACATATCGTCAAACCCAGAACCTTGGCGGCGTGGTTGCTCTCGCCCCTCTTGCGGCTTTGGGTCATTCATGTATGCCCAGCCATCCCATCCGCCTTCACGCAACGGAATGACATCCAGCTTGAGCATTGGACCGTTCTTTGTCTCAATCACAGAGCCGATTCGCTGATAACGCTTCTTTGTTTGGCCTTCGCTGTTGCGGTATTCACCAACGATGCAGCTGATTTCTTTGCTTACTTTTGACATTTTTACTCTCCAATGATTGATTTAAGGGCGACTACTTTGGCATCTACTTCTGCCAAAAACTTCAGGACTTCTTCTTCCGTGATCTTGAGCCATTCGGCATTGCGCTCAACTCGGTAAACAAACAACTGCGCCTTGGCTGGCATCCGTGGGTCAAAGACCACGTAATCACACCATGACCGATCAGCGCATCGCATTTGCCATTGCATCTGAGCGTAATATTTGGCATCAACAGGGTTTGCGCCTTGGGAGTAAGAAAGCCAAACTTCAAGGGCAGTGCTGGATGCTGGGCATTTGATCTCCACCATTCCATCATCACCCACCAAGCCATCAGGTGAGGCTCCAGCGGCCTCAATGTCGGGGTGAGGTATAAACCCCACCTCTTCAACCATCTGTCCCGTATGCGCCTCGTATGAAGCTCTGGCAAAAGGTTCTTGCTCAGTACCCCAGGCCATTGCCGCATTGGAGTAAGACTCAGCGCGGGTCTGGGTGATGCGCTCCAGCACCAGCTGGGTCATGTAATTGGTGCGGCTGGCGCTGTACCCCGTTTTGGTCTTGGCAAGGACATCAGCAATACGGCTGGCGGTGACTTTGCCTAGTCTGTCGGCAAACCAAGATTCTGTGCCTTGTTCTTCAGACATACGATTCCCCTGTTGTTTTCTCTATCAACTTCATTGCGGCTTGAATTTCAGGAGGCTGATTTTTAAATGGCATAACCTTATGGAAATTGTCCTTTTCTTTATTTGAATACCAGCCAACAAATGTGCGTAAGAGTTCCAGCATCTCAGGGGCATGAGCCATAAGCATGGCATTGGCTCGTTGCTCTGCATCGGGCACTGTTTTGCGGTTTGGGATGTTGGCAATCGTTGTGCCGTGAACCCCAGTTTTCCTTGTGGTAATGCTGTATGGATTGGTTGTCCAAGGCGATTGGTAGCGCGTGTTGTCTTGGAAGTGCCAGCGTTCAGGGGTGTAGCTCATGCTCTTGTCTCCTGTTTTGCACGCTCAATTCGCGCCTTCTTTGCCTCAATGACTTTGGCCTGAAGCGCCTGATTGCCTTGACAGGCATCGAATGCGTCTTTGTAAGTTTCTTTTAGTTGATCTGCATTGCCGCTACCTTCAATAGCCAGCAAGTGGTCAGTGATGTCTGGTGTCTTGATCTCAGGGCGGCGGCTACCAGCATTGCCGTCATCGTCCTCGGGTGCAATTCCGCAAGCTGCCATCAGGGAATAGCGCCGAGCGTATGTCAGGGCGCTGCCGTACCCTTGCGGGTCTTGCTTGCTGGCAGGGACATGCAACTTACCACATTCCAGCATCTCGCCTGATTCGTGGATAAACACTGTCTCAACAGTCACTCCGGTGAGGTCTTCACTGGTGCGCTGAATCAGGGCAATACCTGCCCCGTTTAGGCCTTCAATGACTGCCTCAACGCAAGCCGAGAGGTCTGCGTAACGGCTGCGAAAGTGCGGGTTGGTGCTGGTCTTGAGGGCAGGGCCAAAGGCTTTTTGAGCCTTGACTAATGCGGTGGCGATTTGTTTCATGATTGCTCCTGTGTAAGTTCGATAAGAATTTGGTCAAGTTCTTGCTTGAATGTCTCCAGCAATTCATCTTGGCTTTGGATGTGTGCCTCAAGCAGCTCAACATATAAAGCTAAACGGTCTTGCGGGTTGTCGCGGCTTTTAAAGGCCAGGTCTTTGAGCAGGGCTGTATCGTTCATAGAGCCTCCAAAATCATCTGTTCGATGCGCTGGACAATGGCAGGGTCGATGATCTCAAGGCAGTCTTTGTGCGACCCCTCAAGGTGCAGTGCGTAGACCGTTACGAGGGCAGGCCAAGCTGGGTCGATGTCGGTGGCTGGTTCAGCAGGCTCTACCTCAGCCATGCCGGTGAAGGTAAAGCCTTCGATGGTTTTGTCAAAATGAATGTTCATGCTATCTCCTAAAAAGACCCTTGCGGGAGTGATGGGGCCGAAGCCCCGTTGTGTTTAATATTGAACTGTGCCGTTTACGTAAACGATTACGTTTTTGCCGCTTGGCAAATGCACGTTGGCAGAGACTGCTTTCTGTTCTTTTTGCAAGTAGCGAATTACAGAAGCGATAACTTGTGAATCGGTCATAAGACCTCCTAAAAAGACCCCTGCGGAATTGCCTGGGCATGGCGCTATTATGTAGAGGTTTCTACACCTCATCAAGACTTTTTTTAAAATAAATCTAGGTACTTTCCCTAATAAGCAACACTCCTGTTTTGTGTAGTAGAATGTACGGATGACAAAGCAAGAAGCGATTGAACGGGCGGGTTCACAGTCCAAGCTGGCAAGGCTGCTGGGCGTGACTAGGGGCGCTGTGTGGCAGTGGAAAACGCTGCCTCAAGGCAGGCTCTTTCAACTCATGGTCATCAGGCCGGAGTGGTTTGACAGGCTATAATTTTTTTTTGAAACCCAGCTAGGTGCGGCTTGATCTCCGCACTGAAAAGTGAACCCACCACCTGCTGACGTTTCTTTTTCAGTGGGTTTTGCTGGGCGCTTCAATGCACTATTACACTTTCAATATTGCGGATTACCGCAAGGACACGGGCCATCTATCAACGCTCGAACATGGTATTTATCGCCAGTTGCTTGACTGGTACTACTTAGAAGAAGTTCCGATACCAAAAGAAACCCAAACGGTTATCCGGCGGTTACGCTTGGGTTCCGAGTCGGATATTCGTGCATTGCAAAACGTGCTTGATGACTTCTTTGTTTTGCAGGATGACGGTCATCATCAGTTACGTTGTGACGACCAAATAGACCGCTATCACGAAAAAGCAGAGGTTAACAAGGTCAACGGCAAGCTAGGTGGAAGGCCAAAGAAAACCCAGTCGGTTATTTTTGGGAACCCAAACGAAAGCGAAACAAAAGGCAACCAAGAACCAATAACCAAGAACCATAAACCAATAACCATAAAGAAGAATACAGTCGCCCCGCCTGAAGGCGTGACGGATTCTGTTTGGCAAGATTTTGTAAGGTTGCGAAAAGAAAAACGTGCCGCAGTCACCCAGACCGCCATTGACGGCATTGAACGCGAAGCCCGTAAAGCAGGGGTCAGCCTGCAGACTGCCTTGGAAACCTGCTGTGAGCGCGGATGGACGGGTTTTAAGGCCGATTGGGTGAAAGACAAAAGCCTGAGTAAGACAGGCCAAACAAATCAAACCGTGATGTCAGGTTTAACCCGTGGATTAGTAGGAGGTGGCAAAAATGTCAACTTACTTGGAAACTGATTTTTGTTCAATAGATGAAGGTCTGGACTACATCTTTGGGTATATGGGCGCTGTCTACGGTGCATCGTTCTCCCGTCATTGGGAAAACATCGACCCCGAGTTGGTGCGGAATGTTTGGGCAAAAGAGCTAAGTCGGTTTTTGACCTACAAGCCTAGCTTGGATTACGCTTTGGAGCACTTGCCGCCAACCTTCATTCCTTCGGCAGTTGCTTTCCGATTGACTTGCAACAATGGCCCGAGGATTCCTGAAAAGCAACACACCATGATTACAAAACAATTCACTCAGGCAGAGATAGACCAAGCTGAAGCTATCAAAAACCAAGCACTTGCAAAGTTGGCTGAGTTGCGCCAGTCTTTTGCTGGAAAGGTAAAAAGCAATGAATCGTGAATTAGCAAACAAACTTTTGGACAGCGCCCGTGAAGGACAGCGATACACCTTTGAGCAAATCAGCGCCGCCCTCTACGCCACTGGTGATCTACATGACCCAATGCGAGGCGAGAGAATGGAAGAGGCGGCACAAGGTCAAGGTAGAGCAGCTGGGCAAGGTGAAAGCGCAGAGCTGGTGGCTGCAAGTGAAAGCCGACATTCTCCGGATTCGTGGCCAGGCTGGAGTCGATACCTTGATTGCAGAAATGAACAGGCAGCAACATGATGCAAATTCACTTTCAAGTTGAGGGCGACCCAAAGGGCAAAGGTAGACCTCGGTTCACCCAAGCCGGAAAATTCACTAGGGTTTACACCGATAAACAGACCTTAGACTATGAATCCTTGATTAAATCCTTTGCGATGGAAGCAATGGGCAGCACAGACCCACTAGAAACGCCTGTAAGCGTCTTTTTATACATCAGACACCCAATTCCCAAGTCGTACTCAAAAAAGCGCACTGAGGCCTGTTTAAGCGGCTTAGAGCGCCCAACAAAGAAGCCTGACTGGGACAATGTGTCGAAAACAATCTGTGATGCCATGAACGGGATTGTTTACGTGGATGACGCACAGGTAGTGGATGCCCATGTAACCAAGGTTTATGCGTCTAAGGCGGGTGTTGATGTGATGGTGATGGAGGTTAAATGAAACCAGAACAAGCGGCTCAAACCATCAGGGACAAAGCCCCAGCCTACGGTGAGGCCAAAGCGCAGCGGGTTTATCTTGAATTGGAAAAGTCAGATACAATAAGCCATGATTAAAGATTTCCAAATTCCAGGTTGGCCCGAATACACGATTAGCAAAGATGGTGATGTTCGTAGGGTTGAAGGTGCTTGTGGCGCTGTTGTTGGTAAAAAATTAAAGTGGAGTATTTTAAAAAATGGTTACGCAAAAGTTTCTTTGTGCAGGGATTCATGCCGCAAGGAATACCTTGTTCATCGTCTTGTAGCCATAACTTATATTGGTGACGCTGTCGGGTTTGATGTTTGCCATTTTGATGGAAACAAACTTAACAACACTTTAGAAAATTTGCGAATTGATACGCGCAAAGGAAATATGGCGGATCAAATTAGGATGGACAAAACACCAAGAGGAGAAAAATGTGGGTCAAACAAATATACCGCTAACTTTGTAAAGAATTTAAAAATAAAAATGTCTCAGGGTGTTTCTGTAAGTTCTTTGCACAATGAAACAGGCATTCCAAAACCAACACTTTACGGAATTAAAAGTGGCGCTACGTGGGGTTGGCTAAATGAATTTACTTGACAAAGCTGTTGACTATTTGAAGAACCATGCGGGAGACTATGCCGTAGCTGAGGCACAGCTTGTTTACATGACGGAACTCAGGAAAACCGTAAAAGCGCAGTTGATGAAAGATTTTGAACTGCAAGGTTATAAGACTACAGCAGCCCAAGAACGGGAAGCCTACGCAGACCCAAAATATGTGCAACACCTTTTAGCTTTACAGGCGGCTGTAGAGCAAAGAGAGCGCACCAGATGGCTTATGGTTGCAGCTCAGGCAAGAATAGAAGCTGAGAAAGCCAACATTTATGCTGGCAACAGAACCGATAGGGCAATGCGGTGAATTACCTAAAGCACCCCTATGTCAGAAGCAAAAAACTCTTAAAGCTGGTGGCAAGCCTTGACTGTCAATGCTGTGGGTCTGGTGAGATGGTCCAAGCTGCCCATACAAACTGGGGCGGTGGCAAAGGCAGGGGCATAAAGGCGGATGACAACTTGGTCGCTGCACTGTGCCTTAGATGCCATTACGAAATTGACGCAGGGGCGAAATTGTCAAAAGAGGAGAGGCAGCTAACTTGGAAAGCAGCGCACCATAAAACTGTTCGGGCGCTGACCGAAAGTGGGCGATGGCCTGTTGACATACCTATACCTTTAATAGCAGAATAGGGGCGCTGACAAGCAGTTGCCAGCCTTGGGGCTTCGGCCCCTTTTTTTTAAGGAAACCATGAACCCAGCAGATAAAGTCGAAAAATGGGCCATTGATAAACTCATTCCCTACGCCCGAAATGCTAGGACTCACTCTGATGAACAAGTTAGTCAGCTTGCGGCAAGCATCAAAGAGTGGGGCTGGACAACTCCGGTGCTGGTGGATGAACAGGGCGGCATCATTGCAGGACATGGGCGCACATTGGCAGCCCAAAAGCTAAAAATGGCAGAAGTGCCTGTAATGGTGGCAAAAGGCTGGAGCGATGCCAAGAAACGGGCTTATGTGCTGGCAGACAACAAATTAGCGATGAATGCAGGCTGGGACAATGAAATGCTGGCGCTGGAGCTGGGCGAGATTGGCGAACTGGGCTTTGACTTGGACATGACGGGTTTTACGGCAGAAGAGATAGAAGCCTTGACGCCTGAGCAGATAGAGCCTGGCCTGACAGATGAAGATGCCGTGCCTGAAGTGCCAGAGCAGCCAGTCACGGTGCTTGGTGATGTTTGGCTGCTTGGCAAGCATAGGCTGATGTGCGGGGACTCAACAAACGTGGATGCTGTCTCCAAACTTACAAATGGGGGGGGGGTTGACATGTTGTTGACCGACCCGCCTTATAACGTGGCCTATGAGGGTGGGACTAAGGAAAAACTAACAATTCAGAACGACAGCATGGGCAACGATCAGTTCAGGCAGTTCTTGCGTGATGCATTTGTGACTGCCGACACAGTGATGAAAAAGGGCGCAGTGTTTTACATCTGGCACGCCGACTCAGAGGGCTATAACTTCCGTGGGGCTTGCCAAGACGCTGGCTGGCAGGTGCGTCAATGCTTGATCTGGAAGAAGTCCAGCTTGGTGATGGGGCGGCAAGACTATCATTGGAAGCACGAACCATGCCTTTATGGATGGAAGGACGGAGCAGGCCACCTGTGGGCCACAGACCGCAAACAAACCACAATATTGGAGTTTGACAAGCCATCACGTAATGGAGAGCACCCCACCATGAAGCCAGTGGCGTTGTTTGAGTATCAAATGCTGAATAACACTAAGGGCGGGGATATTGTTTTGGACTTGTTTGGAGGCAGCGGGACAACTATGTTGGCGGCAGAAAAGCACGGTAGGCACGGGTATTTGATGGAATTAGACCCTAAATATTGCGATGTCATCATCAAGCGCTGGCAAGACTTTACAGGCAAAATAGCAACACACGCAGAAACCGGACAACCTTTCGCGGAGGTTACAAATGGCAGCTAAACTTGAAAAACCCATTCTTAAAAGCAAGAATACAAAAATCGTGCCAGAAAAAGCGCACGACCCAAACTATGGCGGTGCTCGTGAAGGGGCAGGCAGACCAGCCTTCGAACCTTCACCAGCCGAGCGCAAACAGGTAGAAGCCCTGTCAGGCTACGGACTGCCGATTGACCAGATAGGCGCACTGGTGCGGGATGGCATCAGCGTTGATACGCTACGAGCACACTTCAGCGCAGAGCTGCAATCAGGCAAGGCCAAAGCCAACGCCCAAGTAGGCAAGACCCTGTTTAGCAAAGTTATGGCTGGAGACACCACCGCGGCAATCTGGTGGAGCAAGACCCAGATGCGATGGGCAGAAACTCAAAAGCACGAGGTGACAGGGGCAGACGGTGCGCCCCTAGAGTTCCGCGAAATAAGGCGAACCATAGTCAAGCATGACTGATGTGCTGGAATTGGCAACCCCAGCGTGGGCGCTGCCCCTGTTAGAACCTGCCCGATACAAAGGTGCATGGGGTGGGCGAGGCTCAGGAAAGTCCCACATGTTTGCCGAAATGATGATAGAAGGCCACATAATTGACCAGAAGCGGCGCAGCGTTTGCGTCCGTGAGATACAGAAGTCGCTAAATCAGTCCGTCAAGCGGCTGCTAGAGACCAAGATCGAGGATATGAACGCTGGTGCTTACTTTGAAGTACAGGATGCTGTCATCAAGTCACGCAAGGGCGATGGGGCGATTATTTTCCAAGGCATGCAGAACCACACAGCCGACAGCATTAAGTCGCTGGAGGGTTACGACTGCGCTTGGGTTGAGGAAGCCCAAAGCCTGAGCCAGACCAGCCTTGACCTGTTGAGGCCAACCATCCGCAAGCCTGGCTCTGAGTTGTGGTTTACATGGAACCCAAGGCAGAACAGCGATCCCGTAGATTTTCTGCTGCGTGGGCCAGAGCCGCCACCCGATGTCGCAGTGATTAAGGTCAACTTCACCGACAACCCTTGGTTTCCACAAGTCCTGAAGGACGAAATGGAGTACGACAAGCGGCGTGACCCTGACAAATACCAGCATGTTTGGATGGGTCAGTACCTACGGAACAGCAGCAGCAGGGTATTCAGGAACTGGAAAATAGACGAGTTTGAAGCCCCGCCAGAAGTTATCCACAGGCTTGGTGCTGACTGGGGCTTTGCAGTTGACCCGACAGTATTGGTGCGCTGCCACATAATCGGGCGCACACTCTACATTGACTATGAAGCGTACATGGTGGGCTGCGAGATCGTCAATACGCCTGAGCTGTTCATGCAAGTTCCGGAGGCTGAAAAGTGGCCTATCGTTGCCGACAGTGCTAGGCCAGAGACCATCAGCCACATGAAGCGCAACGGCTTCCCCAAAATAATGACAGCGGTTAAAGGGCCAAAATCGGTTGAGGAAGGCATCGAGTTCCTGAAGAACTACGACATCGTGGTTCACCCTCGCTGCACCCATACGATAGACGAACTGAGCCTATACAGCTATAAATCTGACCCGTTGACTGGGCGAATCCTGCCCCAGCTTGAGGACAAAAAGAACCACGTTATTGACGCTTTGCGGTATGCCTGCGAGGGCATCAGACGGGCAGCAGTGACAAAACAGGCTATATTTACGCCATTGCCCAATGTTAAGCGCTGGTAGATAATCGCCCCAAAAGGACAAACATGGCACGAATACCCAACGACCAACGTCTTGCGAATCTGCACTCTGAAGCGCTGCAGCAATTCAATGACATCCAGACTGCGCTACGGGATGAGCGCCTGCAATGCCTGCAAGACCGGCGTTTCTATTCCCTGTGCGGTGCTCAGTGGGAAGGCCCATTGTGGGACCAATACGAAAACAAGCCTAAGTTCGAAGTCAACAAGATCATGTTGGCAGTCATTCGCATTGTCAACGAATACCGGAATAACCGCATAACTGTTGACTATGTGAGTAAGGACGGCACAGAGAACGACAAGCTGGCTGAAGTCTGCGATGGTCTTTACCGTGCTGACGAACAGGCATCGGTGGCTGATGAAGCCTACGACAACGCCTTTGAAGAGGCGGTGGGTGGCGGCATTGGCGCATGGCGGCTGCGGACAGTTTACGAAGACGAAGAGAATGACGAGGATGACAGGCAGCGAATTCGCTTTGAGCCGATCTACGATGCAGACAGCTCCGTATTCTTTGACCTGAACGCCAAGCGACAGGATAAGTCAGACGCTAAGTATTGCTTTGTGGTCACAAGCATGACCCGCGAAAGCTACAAAGAAACTTACAACGATGACCCGACAGATTGGCCTAAGATCATCCACCAGTACGAGTTCGACTGGGCAACGCCTGATGTTGTGTTTGTGGCTGAATACTACAAACTTGAGGAAAAGACCGAGACCATCCGCATATTCCAAGCGATTGATGGAACTGAAGAACGTTACACCCAGACCGACTTTGCAAACGATGAGACCCTAGAAGAAACCCTGATGGCAATCGGCACAAGGGAAGTCCGGTCGAAGCGGGTCAAGCGCATGCGTGTTCGCAAATACATCATGTCGGGCGGCAAGGTTCTAGAAGACGCTGGCTACATTGCTGGCAAGTGCATCCCGATTGTGGTTGTCTACGGCAAGCGCTGGTTTGTGGACAACATCGAGCGCTGCATGGGTGCGGTGCGTCTTGCCAAAGATGCCCAGCGCCTGAAGAATATGCAGCTTTCCAAGCTGGGCGAGATTAGCGCACTGTCCAGCATCGAAAAACCCATCATGACCCCTGAGCAGGTAGCAGGACATCAGGTGATGTGGGCTGAAGATAATCTACGTGATTACCCGTACTTGTTGATTAACCCTGTGACTGGGCCAGATGGCAACACTCAAATATCTGGGCCTGTAGCCTATACAAGATCGGCAGCAATTCCACCCGCAATGGCGGCACTGTTGCAGATTACTGAGCAGGATATGCAAGACATTTTGGGCAACCCGCAAGGGGCAGACAAGATGGTTTCTGGCGTGTCAGGCAAGGCGGTTGAGCTGATTCAAACCCGTGTTGACATGCAGACCTTTATCTACATGAGCAACTTTGCTAAGGGCATGAAGCGCTGCGGTGAAATCTGGTTGAGCATGGCAAAGGAAATCTACACCGAGGACAAGCGCAAGATGAAGACCATTGCGCCTACTGGTGAGGCTGGCATGGTTGAGCTGATGCAGCCAATGATTGACCAAGAGACTGGCGCAGTAAAAATGGCAAACGATTTAAGCGATGCCACTTTTGACGTTGTTGCAGAGGTCGGACCATCGTCCAGCAGCAAGCGTGCAGCCACTGTCAGGGCATTGACTGGCATGCTCCAGATTACCCAAGACCCTGAGACCCAGCAAGTTCTGACCGCAATGGCAATGATGAACATGGAGGGTGAGGGCGTGGGCGATGCCAATGCTTACTTCCGCAAGAAGCTTTTGCGGATGGGCGTGGTCAAGCCTACGGATGACGAAGCCCAGCAGCTCATGGAAGAGATGCAAGGCCAGCCGCAAGACCCGAATGCCATGTATCTGCAAGCTGCAGCCGAAGAAGCCACTGCTAAAGCAGCCAAAGCCAGGGCAGATACTGTTGAAACCGTAGCCAGCGCAGAACTGAAACGTGCCCAAACTCTTGAAACTTTGGGCAAAGTTGAAGAAACTGCCCAAAATATGGCATTAACGAACACTGAGGCTGTACAGCAAATTCTGCAAGGGCAGATTGTTCAGCCAGTTGTCAGGTAACTTAAAAAGTACGACAATCAAAATAACGGTTACCACCCAGCCGTTTAAAGTGGGTGAGTTTGATGGGGTCAAAGATGAACAAAAAGGCAGTAATTGAGGACGATGAAATCGAGGTAATGGAAGAGGAAACCGAAGTCAGCGAAATCGTTGATGAGGAAGAACCGGAAGATACCGAAGAAGTCGTTGTCAGCATTGGTGAGGAAGCGCCACCTCCCGAAGAGCATACTCCCGCACCTGAATGGGTAAAAGAGTTGCGTAAGACGAATCGAGAACTGCAACGGCAGAACCGTGAACTGCAAGGCAAGCTACAAGCCGCACCACCTGAGACCAAGCCAGTGGTGATAGGCAATAAGCCAAAGCTGGAAGACCACGACTATGACGCTGATAAGTACGAGGAAGCATTGACAAACTGGTTTGAGCGCAAGCGACAGGCCGATGAAGTCAACGCCAAGCAAGAAGCTGAAGTTATGAACCAGCAGAAAGCATGGCAAGCTAAGTTGGATGGTTACGGCAAGGCGAAAGCCGAGCTAAGAGTGAAGGATTTTGATGATGCTGAAGAATTGGCTCAACAGGTTTTTTCTATCACCCAGCAAGGCGTTTTGCTGCAAGGTGCAGATA